TTAAAAATCAAATTCTTCTTGTTTGGTAGTCTTATGCTCAATAACTTCCATAACCTCAAACTCTGTCTTAAGTTTTGTATGAGCTAAAAATTGGATGGTCTTTAGCTTAACCTTAAGTAAGTCGCCCTTACCAAAACGAAGCAATCCAGAATCAATCTTTTGCAGAAACACCTCATCAGTAATAGAAGCATTAATTGTTGAGCCGCCATTATTGAATCGCCACTTGTTTTTTTCCTTAAATGATATTGATTCAATTTGCAAAAAAGTTTCTGTGATGCTTTCGCTCAAATGATCATCAATGTCCTGAAATTTAAAATACTCAACTTCTTTTTTGTCAATAAATAGCTCAACATTTTCATCAAGCATTTCTTTTACAACATAAAATGAGTCAATCCCATCTTTGCTTAGTGGTTCTAGCATTTTTTCAATATCGGATGCAATCACCTTGCTTCGGTAAAGACGTAACGCTCTTTTATCAACTTCTAAATATTCAGTTTCAGTGTAAAAGACTTTTGCATGATCAACAGTTTCCTCTATCTTAACAGGAGGGTTGCCTTTCAGTTTTTTATAGATTTGAATTACACCAACAGTAGCACCCCCAAAAAAACCAACCAATCCCAAGATCCCACTTGCGTTTGCTAAGGCCGTTGCAGTAGGGCCAACTAATAGATCTTTGATTTGATTCACCCAAGATAGGTGCTCAACAAATTCTATTCCAAAACAACCTGTTTTAAAGTTTGCTTTGACATTTAATTGAATTTCAAGCTTATCCCCATTGATCTCTTTATTGGCATGAGTCAAGAGGTCACTTATAGCCATCATAGCAGGCGCAAGATCTCGAACATCCATTAGGTGTTCTTCTAATGCTTTGCCATCATAAACTACATGGAATTTCTCACTCATAGCATCATCATCAATCAGGTCTGTATTGGTTATTGTCATAGTCTAACAGTCTGTATTTTTAGTTTCATCATGAGTTTGACATTGGTTGTCGCACCACTTTGCCCGAACTGTTATAAAGTACTGTGTCGGGTTCACAGCTTATTAATCTTTGGTGTTATTAATTTTCTGCCCAAGCTTTCCTTCTTTTACCAACTGCACGACCTGCTCATTAGTAAGCACAGGAATAAAGACTTTGTCGCCAATATCTTTAGAAAGAATCTTTACTTCTTCAGCGGTTAGCACCAAAGCCTCACCATGTTTCGCAGCATCATTGATGCGAGCAATAATCTGGTTGATTGGTAGTTTAGAGTTGTCCATAAGTCTTCCTGTGATTAATGCGAATAAGGATGTTCTTGTCTGTGTTGGCTAGGCGGTACGATATCTGTAATAGCTGTAATACTTTCAACTTCATCCATGTTGAAAGTAAGGCGTTCACCGCCATTTACTGCAATAAGGCTTAGTACATTATTATGGATTCCAATAAATTCTTTAATGGTACATCTCCCATCCTTCAGGCACACCTGAACGAATTCAGTCGGCACTAGCTCAGCATCAGGGTCGCATACAACATACCAACCATTGCGAATTGCTGGAAACATTGAATCTCCAGTTCCCTTAATTCCGTAAGCTCTTTCACCACCCGTATGTGTTGGAACATAGCCATCACCAGCATTTCCATCATAACCCATATCGGTAAAATATCCATCCATGCCCATCTTAGAATAAGCTTTAACAGGCACATATCTTTTTTGAACAGGGAAAGGTTTAACTGGAGTTTGAACAAACTTAACAGCATCTTCGCTATCCGGAATATTGTACTTCTGCTTAAAGGCTTCAATATCTAAGTTTTTAAATTTTGCTTCATTAATTTCTTTGGGCTCTCCCGCACCAGTCGCCAACCAATCAGGATTAACTCCTAGAAATTTGGCTGCTTTTATTAGATTTTCTCCTTCCATTGTTTTTGATCTGCCTGATAACCAATCGCTTACAGAAGGTGGCTTAACACCAACTGCACGAGCAAGATCAATACCTTTAACTTTTTTAGGTGGCAATATTTCCATTGCGTATCTCAAACGTTCAGCAAGAGTGTTCATAAAATATCCTCATAAAGTTAGGCAATCCTAACACAAAATTTATTAGGTGTCCCTATTGATTTTATATTAGGCATACCTAATAATTGTGTGAGCAAGGAGAATTAAATGAATGATGCTCAACTTATTAAAAAATTAGGTGGAGTCAACGCTGTTGCAAGACTTCTTGGAATAACAGCTGCATCCGTATCTGGATGGAGTTCAATACCTGTCGATCGAAAAATCAGGCTTGCTGTAATAGCTGAGGATATGGGGGTATGTACACGAAAAGAGCTTTTCCCAGATACATACCAAGATATCTGGATCGAATTAAGACCCGCCAATAGTGAATTACTCAATATTGATTTATCAAAAAATTAAACCGCCATCTGCTGTAACAGATAGCGGTCTGAATATCGTATTTGGAGCGAACCAAAATGAATGAACAAATCTTAGCACAAAATTCAGACTGTGCAAGCCCATATGATGATGAGGATCAAGTCCTTACTCAATGGCAAATTGATCATGATGCTTATGTTGAAACGATTGATGCTTATAGAGAAACACACAGGGATCTTGAAAAAGCTTTAGGTATTGAAAAGGACTTTGACAAAACTTCTCATAGCGCAAAGGAAATCATTGAAGACTTGCGAAAGAACGGGCACTTGTACGCACTAATTAACCGCTTTGAAGATGCCGTAATCAACCGTCTAAGAGCAAAGGATAAGTTGTAATGCATTACTACGAGCGAAATATAGGCGACTATTACCGCAAGGCTGGAAGATTAAATATCTTGCAGCATGGGGTTTATAACTTGCTCATGGATGCCTGTTACGACCGTGAATCGTTCCCAACGCTTGAAGAGGCTATTGAATGGGTATGGGCGGAATCTGAGGAAGAAATTGACGCTGTTAAATTTGTACTTAAGAAGTTTTTCAAATTAAATGAGGACGGGGTTTATATTCAAAACCACATTAAAGAAGAGCTTGAAAAGTATAGAGCCTTCCTTGCTAAACAAGCAGAGAATGGCAAAAAAGGTGGTCGCCCAAAGAAAAACCCAAAATATGATTCTGGTAATAATGGGAATGATTTTGATAATTCTGGCTTTAAAAATGAAAGCCAAGAAAACCCAAATGAAAGTGAATTAAACCCAGAAAAACCCAAAGAAACCCAAACAAAGCCTAAACCATCTAACCATCTAACCAACGAACCATCTAACCAAGAAAATAATATATGTCCGCCTAACGGCGAACCTATGTCTGCTGAAAAGCCTAAAGAGAATTTAAAAAATGAGATTCAAGAGGTTTTCGAGTTTTGGAAAGTGACGTTTAACAAGAATAATCGAACCGTTCTTGATAACCCGCGCAAATCCAAAATTCAAGCAAGACTCAAAGAGGGTTACACGGTTGAAGATATCAAGACAGCTATTGTTGGGTGCTCTAAATCTCAATTCCATATTGAGGGCAATCATACTGATCTAACGCTAATTTGCCGCGATGCAACCAAGCTTGATCACTTTCTTGCCATGTCTAATCCAGCACAGGTTGCTATCCAACCACAAACTGAGGATGAGCAACCAGCACCCACTCAATACAAAGTAATTGAAGGGAGATGGTAATGGGGTTTAGTTCAAATATTCATGATGTGAATATGGAGCAATGTGTACTAGCTGCTCTAATGACCACAGCTTTGTCACTTGAGACAATTGGTCAAGAATTGGATGTTGAATGTTTTTATTCAGATCGTCACCAACAGATCTATAAGGCCATTGTAGAGCTATCAGAAAGCAACTGTCCGTATGACGTGGTAATGGTGAGTAACCACCTAAAAGGCAAAAACGTTTTGCATTTGATGGGTGGGGAAGAATACTTAATTCAACTTATGCAAGATGCACCGAGTAGTTTTTACAACGCTGAAAGTTATATCACTCAGTTAAATAAACTCAAAACACATCGAAGAATTGAGCAGATTGGTTTACGTATTGCTGCAATGGCGAAAGATACAACTTTGCCTGATGTATTTGTTGAGGCTGAAAATCTTCTTGGGCAAGTAGATAAGGCGGATGATGCTGATATGGGGGCAAGTTTTGGAAGTGCTCTCGATAGTGCCTTAGAGCAAATGATTGACAAGTTTGATAAGCAGAGCAGACACGAAACAACAGGTGTTAAGTTCAACCTTAAAACACTAGATGAGATGCTGGGAACCGTACAAAACGGTCATTTTTGTGTAGTTGGTGGTCGCCCCGGTTCTGGGAAGTCAACTTTAGCCCAAATGATGGCAATTGATACGGCAATGCTTAAAAAAGAGGGTGTTCTTTTCATATCAGCAGAAATGGACAAAGAAACACTTTCTAATCGTATGTTTAGCTCACTTAGCTCCATCCCATACAACAACCTACACAATGCAACACTTTACGATGGGCTGCTAAAAGAATATGCAAATTACAAACAAGTTTATAGCGATCTGCCTATCTGGATAGAGCCAAAGCAAAAACCAAGCATTAGTGAAGTAAGAGCATATGCAAGGAGAGCTAAGCGCCGTTTCTCTAAGATGGGTACAAAACTAGGATGCATTATTGTTGATTACCTGCAGCTTGTAAGAGATCCGAGCAAAAAAGACCGCTTTCAAGAAGTTGGCTCTATTAGTCGTGAACTTAAATCTATGGCTAAGGAGTTTGAATGCCCGGTAGTAGCGCTCGTTCAATTAAATCGTGAATCAGAAAAAGGTAAGAAACCGAAAGCTTCTGACATCAAGGAATCAGGGCAGATCGAACAAGATGCGGATCAAATTATTCTCGTTAATCCGCTCACTGATGACAAGACACTACAACCTCTTGGGGTCACTGAACTGATTATTGCCAAAAATCGACATGGCAAAAGAGGGAGTGTGCGCGTTCAAGAGTTTCTAGATGTTTGTAAATTTAAGGCAATTGAGGTGACTGCAGAATGAAAACGTTCCTAATCATTATGACCGTTGTTTGTATTGCAACTTTTATGGGTTTGGTTATGGCTGCATTAGCTGCAAAGCTGCACCAGTTTTCAGGAAGTCTAGCTAAATTTCGTTTTTCTTTGGCTTTCATGGATATCACTTTTTTCTTTTTATGTGTTTTGACCCTAATCGTATTGGGTGGAGGTAAATATCTGGCGTTTTCTCACGGAATTTTATTTTTGTTGGCGTTGTATCTAATTTTTTATCGGTTCGAAAAGTGGGAGCGTAAAGCGTGATAAAAGAAAATGTAAAGTTGCATATCATGCAAGGTGTAGACTGGTCTAAATATGATTTGCCTGAATGGTTGCGCCAATTTGGTTATTGGCAAGGGGCAGTGATTCGCTTTGGTGGATCTACTGAAAATCCATTAGTAGGAGCGATTAAAAAAGCAAAACTTAGACTTAAGAAAGGGGATAGGGAAAAGATCGTTGCTTATTATCTCTGTGATGAAAATTTTATCGAGAAGCCATCTAAAAAACCTAATGTCTGTCTAATTACAGACGATGAGGCTAGAGCTGTACAGCGCTTGGTTATTGATATTTTAGACGGTTGCACTTCTGAGGCTATGCTTGATTGGATGGATGCAATTATTGAGCGTTATTTCAATCAAAAATCATGGACTCAGTTAGTAACTCCAGAGCGAACAGCCATGGATGCAAAATACGATGTTCGTTGTGGCTTAGCAGCTTTGCACAATCGCTACCAGTTTATTAGATATAAAAATGGCTCAGTATGATCTAACTATTGATATTTATTGGTAATTCAGATAATTGTATGAAGATTAAACAACGGTGAGCAAGAATGATAGAAAATCCGCAACATTTTAATTTAATAACAAATTTTGAAGAAATCACATCTAGACCTAATTTTGTTGAAAAAGTGACGATTGCTAGGGGTGAGGATGTTCAAAACACTATCTCTGATTTAGTTGGTTTTTATGTGCTAAGGGATTTTGTTAGTTGTGGGATTTCTAGTTGTGGAAAGAAACATCAAAAAGGTTATATCGCAGCACTGCATGATGGAAATGAAATTATCATTGGCCATAAGTGCGGGAAAAAACACTTTGGTGTGAGTTTTGATGAAAAAGCTAAACAATTCAAGCATCTTAGAGACAATGCGAATCAATATCTGCAAATTAAGGCAATGTATGAAAAGCTGCCACAGTTAAAGGAAAGTCTAGAAAGAATTTTGAACCAGTCGGGCAAAATGACATTCTTGCAAATAAAGATGGCAGTAAAGAGCTTTAAAGAAGATGCATTTGATTACTGGATGCGAAGGAGAATTGGACAAGAGGTAACAAGCAACGGATCTATTTTTATTGATGACTTCAAAACAGAAGAAGAAATCAATGCTGAAATCCTAAGTGGTAGAAAGAACATCTCAGACATCAAGCGGGTTTTGGTCGCAAATATTGCTGAATATGATGTTATCGCCAATTGGCATAATGCTGAAAGGTTAAAGGACTACTTTGATCGTCTGTACAGGGAAATCAAGAACCCCAACCAAATGGACGGGGTGGCAATTAAGGCATTATCCAAAAAGCTTAGACAGCATGACCAAAATTTGAGGGAGTTGGAGGACTATATAAAAAGAGGTAATCGCTTATTTACCCCTGAAAACCTAGTTCAATTCTCCGTGTTATTTACAAAACCACATGATCAAAAAATTATTGAGAAATATGCAAATAATTTTGCTTGAGCACTTGACCCTGATCAGGGCTAGTGGTATTTTTATGTTAAAGTTGTGCGAAGTGTAAATAAGGTGCAACTAAATTAGTAAGTAACCCTTGCACCATACGCAAGAAGGCGAAACTAGATCAAAGCCTGTCATTAAGTTGATGGGCTTTTTGCGTTTCTGGTCCTACCTATTAGGGAACCTTAAGTTAATAGGCGCTCATCTTTTTGTGATGAGATTTGCAGTATTTGTATTGCAAACGGTGAGATGCTGAAACCTGCCGTGTAGATGGTTTGAATCCAGTATGATTTCGTCACATGCTGAGTTAGCCGTAGAGCCCTAAGTTGTGGGTGACACCCCGCCCAAAGCGAACGAAAGACACAAAAGCCGATCAATAGCTAACTTTGAGAAGCAAGTAGTGTTGAGTAGCAGTAGGCCACAGTACTGAGAAAGCTGTGGCAATTCAGGAAGATTAAACCAAGTCGGTCTATGGGTCGCTGTCTTGAAAACAGTTGGGTGTTACAGCCGTGTGAGTTCGAGTCTCACATCTTCCACCAAGAATATCTCGCGGGAGGTGCTTTGTTGGGGCACCTCTCAATTTTGCCGAACGGATTACGGCGCATGAAGCCCTGCCAAATACTAGTTATTGGCGGGGCTTTTATTTTTGGAGAATGCCAATGGATGACTATTCAAAACGAATGCAAGAAAGAATTAGAAAGGCAGACCGAGCAGATCGTATTCATAGTTACATTTGTTTGGGTTCAATCTTGGTTATCTTAGGTCTGGCTGTCTACGGGGCTTACAAGCTATTAATGGGGTGACTATGGACACAAGCGAAGCCAAGAAAAATCTAAATAAATATTCGGATGAATTAAACCGCTACCAGAACTTATCTCGCACTGGGTTAAGTCGTGAAGAAATGCTTGTTATAGATCGAATCATTATTCGACTGAGAAACAAGATTAATAATTTACGGTCTATGTTGAATGCGTGATGCCAAAAGACTAGCCGAAGTACGCAAGCTGCCATGCATGAGATGTGGTGCACCAGCACCAAGCCAAGCCGCGCACTCTAATTCAAGCAAAGACGGTAAAGGCAGATCTATTAAGGCTTGCGACTCTAAAACTGTTTCTATGTGTTTTTCCTGCCATCATTTATTTGATACCTACCAACTAGGCAACAGACAGGAAAGCGAAGACTTATTTAATAAGTGGCTTAAGCGAACCAACGCAATGCTTGAGTCTGATAAAGAATTATTTTGAATTATAAATAACCCAAACAAACCCATTAAAAGCGGTGGGTTAAGGTATAGGTGGGAATATGGAACCAGCAACATTCCCAATCAATAGTTATTCAGGAATTGTTCAGGTAATTAACTATCTGAACAATAACCACTCCAAAGCAGCCGCAGAAGGTAAACCTTTAGTCGTTAGAATCAACCAGAAGGAAGACGACAGGAGCGCCGCACAAAATCGGCTTTATTGGGCTTGGCTTGAGCAGATCAAGCAAAAGACCGGTAACTCAAAGGATGACCTTCATTTACTTTTTAAGAAAAAGTTTCTTGCCCGGATCTATGTTGAAGGTCGGCAAGAGACTGCAGAAAAGTACATGGCTTTGCAGAACTTTAAAGATGTTATTCAAGCATTCGATGGACCTAAGCGCCGTCAACTTGAAAAGGATTACCAAGTTTTGGTCAATACCTTCATTAAAGACCACCTGCAAAGCAAGAAGGCCACCATTAAAGAATTCACCAAATATCTGGATAAGATCAACATCTATGCACATAGAGACTTGGGCGTGATGTTGATTATCCCGGATGACCTTAAGTGGTGTTATCAAAATGAGCAATGATTCAAATTTGCAAGACGTGGTGCTTAAGCTGATAGAGCAAAACAATAAGTTGATTGAACAAAACAGCTTGATTGTCCAAATCAATGCTGAGCAAGCCGCCCAATTAAATGAAGTTCTAATGATGTTTGAAGACGGCGAACCAACACGTAAATCTACATCATTGGATGGGTGAATATAATGAATAAAGGCCAGCAATTTTTCTTAATTGATGAAGATACTCGGAAGATGTGGGATAAAAATGCTTTAAGTATGCTGGAACAGACTAGAACTCCTGAATTGAAGCGCAAAGAACTGGAGCTTGAATTAGTTAAACTGGTTCAAAGTTATCAACGTGACGGTTTGGATATCGATTGGATATCCATTGACTTACTTAATGGTGTAGATGCGCGAGTAAACTTAAATGAAACTCCAAACATTCAAGAACAAGTTACAGACGCTACAGGCACCCGCACAAACCCAGAAGAATCCTAAACAAAACAATTGGGGTTCTGGTCGAGGTGGCCGTCCGTGGCGCCGTCTTAAAGCTAAGATCCATTTACGTGATGAGTGGACCTGTCAATGTTGTGGCATTGTCACTAAAGACTTAGAGCTTGACCATATTGTGAATGTGGCAAGAGGTGGAACGGATGATGAATCAAACCTCCAGTCTCTTTGTGTTCCATGCCATAAAAAGAAAACCCAACAGGAGAGTCGGCAATGAAATGCATAACAATTGAGCGCACAGTTGATGCTTGGCATGTTGAGGCGCTTTTAATAAGAGCAAAAGAAGATTTTTCAACATTGCCTGCATGGGTAAAAAAGATGCACCAAGAAAACAAGTTTCTTATTGGTGGCAGTTCCATTTGTGTTCACACTAGAGACTACATGGAAGAGCTGGATAAGCAGCATGTTTTATTTCGTCACGATAATGGTGATGTGGAAGCTCTGCTTATAGATCAATTCTATAGACTCTATAAAGATCCTATATGCGGGTAAGGATTGCTAAATGATTACTAATGATTTTGCTAAAGGTGATGTGGTTGCTTTGCAGGGTGCTTGGACTGACCTTATGACAGTTGAAAAGGTAGAGTATGGGAAGGTTTACTTTACGTCAGGCGATTATGCAGATTTAAGCAAGGTACGGCATGCAGAACCGGAAGAGATAGAAGCGGGTTGTAAGCTTTATTAAATATATTTGGGGTGCAGCAAAATGACGCACAAAAATCCAGCAGGCAGGGGGGGAGGTCAAAAGTTCCAAGCCCTTCGCCGTTGGACACCGCCCCCCATCTCATTTATAAAAAAAATTCCCTTTCAGAAAAAGTTAAAGCAAAAAGTTAAAATCAAGTTAAAGGTAGAGCAATGGCATTAACAGAGAAAATGGAAAAATTTGCTCTTGCCATTGTTGACGGCAAGACAAATAAAGAAGCAGCAATTTCAGCAGGTTATGCAGAAAAAACTGCATCCGCCGCAGGTGCTAGGTTAGCAAAAGATCCTGAAATTATTGTCTATATTGAAATGTTAAAGGCTCAAAAAGAAGGGCGTTCTTTAACATCTGATTCACCAAAAGTTAAACTTAAAGATACACCCGAAAATAGTGGTGAAGATGAAGACCCTATTGAGGAATTTCAATTTGAGGGTGATGATCCCTTAGATTTTTTAATTAAGGTCATGAACTTCAATGGCAACAAGCTGCCACTAAGAATGCAAGCCGCAATTGCAGCATTGCCTTATAAACACGGGAAGGTTGCTGAAAAAGGCAAGAAACAAACCAAAGCAGAAACTGCAAGAGAAGGTAGTAAATCAGGAAAGTTTGCAACTTTAGATAATCAATTGATGAGCTAAATTATGTCTTCAATGTCACCCATCTGGACTACAGCTTGCCCAGATTGGGCGACTCGTATTGTTGCTAAACAATCGTTAATGCCGTGTAAGCCATTATTTCCCAAAGTGGCTGACGTAGCGGAGCGTATCTTTAAAGAGTTAATTCTTGTTGATGTGATGGGTAGCCCTAAGATGGGTGATGTCACATTGGAATGGGTGATCGAGTTTGTTCGTGCAATCTTTGGCGCATATGATCCAAGCACAAAGCGCAGATTAATTCGTGAATTCTTTCTTTTGATTTCGAAGAAGAATACTAAATCTACGATTGCCGCCGGCATTATGCTTACTGCATTAATTCTTAATGATCGACAATCTGCCGAACTAATTATTCTTGCGCCTACTAAAGAAGTTGCTGATAACTCATTTAATCCAATCCGGGATTTCATACGCGCAGATGAAGAATTAAGTGAAAGATTTAATGTATCTGAGCACACAAAAACAGTTACGCATCTAGGTACCGGAGCAACACTTAAAGTTATTGCAGCAGAATCTAACGCTGCAGCTGGTAAGAAAGCTTCAATCATTTTGATAGATGAGGTCTGGCTATTCGGGAAACGTGCCAACGCTGAATCAATGTTCCGTGAAGCAAAGGGTGGTTTAGCATCTCGTCCAGAAGGTTGTGTAATTTACCTCTCTACGATGTCAGATGAAGTGCCATGTGGTGTATTTAAGCAGCTTTTAGATTATGCCCGTGATGTGCGTGACGGCATTAAAGAGGATAAAAGCTTTCTGCCACTTATTTATGAATTCCCTAAGCATCTTGTAGAAGCTGGAGAACATTTAAAGCCAGAAAACTTCTATATAACCAATCCAAACTTAGGTGCTTCGGTTGATCATGAATATCTGATTTCGGAATTTAACAAAGTTAAAGATGCTGGTGAAGAATCTCTTAGAGACTTCTTGGCCAAACATTTAAACATCGAGATTGGCATGAATTTACGTGCAAATCGATGGGCTGGTGCAGAGTTCTGGAATCAACAAAAACATGTTTTCGGCTTAGACCAACTAATTGAACAGTCAGATGTCATTACGATTGGTATTGATGGCGGTGGGTTAGATGATTTGCTTGGATCCGCGGTTTTAGGGCGTCTTAAAAAAGATCCTCGCATTTGGTGGCTTTGGAATCATGCATGGGCAAATAAAGTTGCTTTGGAGCGCCGAAAAGAAAATATCCCAAAGTACCAAGACTTTGAAAAAGAGGGAAGTCTGACTGTAGTTGAGAAAGTTGGCGAAGATATCGACCAATTGGCAGCAATTGCTAAGAAAGTCTATGACAGCGGCAAGCTTTATAAAATTGGACTAGATCCACTTGGTTTAGGGGGCTTACTTGACGGGTTGTTAGAAGTTGGAATACCAGAAGAGTCGATGCTTGCTGTTCCACAAGGCTACAAGTTGATGGGTTATATCCTTACAACAGAAAGAAAACTTGCAGAGGGAAATTTATTTCATGCAGGTCAGCAACTCATGACTTGGGCAGCGGGAAATGCGCGTGTTGTAATGGTTGGTAATGGGATGCGAATCACTAAGCAAGAATCAGGGGTGGGGAAAATTGACCCTTTGATTGCAACATTTAATGCCGTGGCTCTAATGACCATGAACCCTGAGCCAACAAATAAAGAATACAACGTCTATTTTTTCTAAATAATTTTTAACTTAAAGCCCGCGAATAGCGGGCTTTTTCTTTTTAAAGGAGAGCTTAATGCCTGCTCTACAGAAATCATTTGGCTCTTTTGAAATTAAGAGCACGAACGAGGAAAAGCGAACTTTTAAAGGGATTGCAAGCACACCAAATGCAGACCGCGCAAAAGACATCATGGTCCCAAGCGGGGCTAAGTTCGAGCTTCCAATGCCACTTCTTTTCCATCATGAGCACAGTGCTCCGATCGGACAGGTCATTGATGCAAAGGTGACTGATAAGGGAATCGAAGTAGAGATTCATATCCCAGAAATCATAGAAGAAGGGAACTTAAAAGCCCGTGTCGATGAAGCCTATCAAAGCCTCAAGTATGGATTAGTTAAAGGGCTTTCAGTTGGGTTTTTAGCCGATTGGGAACAGGCCCAATTTATCGAAGGTGGTGGCATCCAGTTTAACGAATGGGAGTGGTACGAACTCTCACTGGTGACCATTCCATGCAATCGCGACAGTTCAACAGATTATTCAAAAGCTTTCGAGGAATACAAAGCCGCGTTGGGCAATAAACCTCAGAAACCCGCAGCAGATGGCGTTTCATCTGAGCAAAAACACGTAATCGTAAAACTTGGTAGCCCAACTAAGGGTGGAGTATCTCTATGAATAAATATTTAAAACAATTGCTTGATGCGTTGGCAAAAAAACAAGCAGAAAAGCAAGGTGTTATCACTAAAGCATTGGATGATCAGCGCACACCCAATGAAGAAGAAGAAGAGCAAATTACTGCAATTGATCAAGAAATTGCCACAATTCAAAAAAATATTGATCGTGTAAAAGACATGATCAAACAAGCCGAAGAGGCTGGGGAAAATGGAACACCTGTAGCAGGTGGCAGTCCAGAAGAGGCTGCTAATACCGCTGGTGGTGGTAATCCAGCACCACGTGTTGAGGTTGAATCCAATCTTGAAAAAGGTGTTGGTTTTGCAAAATTTGTAAAGTGTCGAATGATTGCCTCAATTGAAGCGAAGAAGGGCAATTATAAATCAGCAGTTGATGTTGCTAAAAGCTTAGGTGAGCCGCCAGAAGTAATTGCTTTAATTGAAAAAGCCACCCTAGGCACAACGACTGATGCTGGTTTTGCTTCACCATTGGTGCATACAAACCGTTTAGTAGGTGAATACATTGAATTGCTTCGCGCTAATACAGTGCTTGATAAGCTGCAATTCCGAAAAGTTCCATTTAATGTTGAAATTCCCGCGCAGGCGACAGGTTCTATGACGGCTTGGGTTGGTGAGGGCGAGGCCAAGCCTTTAACTAATCCAACTTACGCAGATGTCAAAGTCGGCAAGCATAAAGTAGCTGCAATTGTGGTTTACACCCTTGAGCTTTTAGAGGGTAGCGATCCAGCAGTTGATGTATTAATTCGTGATGACTTGGTTGCTTCATCTGCTCAATTCACTGATGCTGAATTCCTTAGCGCTAGTGCAGGAACCACCAAAAAGCCAGCAGGTCTTTTAAATGGCGTTACGCCAATTACTTCAACAGGTAATACACCTGAAGCAGTTGCTAATGACTTGCGCGCTTTACGTGCTCAGTTCCTATCTAACAACCTTTCTCTTGCTGGTGCTTACTACCTTATGAGTGAAGTTAAGGCTGCAGAGCTTGCAGATATGCGCGATGCTTTAGGCAATACCTACTTTAAAGGCATGGAAGCAGGACTTAATCAGAAGACCTTAGGCGGCATCCCAGTTATTGAATCTGAAACTGTGGGTGATGTGATTATTCTTGTTAAAACATCTGAAATTCTGATGGCAGATGGTGGTCAAGTTGAAATTGCTTACTCTGACCAAGCAACTTTAGTTGATGGAACAACTGTTCATAACTTATGGCAAGAAAACAAATTTGCTATTCGTGCTGAACGTTTTGTTTCTTGGGCTAAACGCCGTCCGATTGCTGCAAGCTTCATTCAATACACTTAATTGTTTGAATCTATTGATTAAAAAACAGCCCTTAATTGGGCTGTTTTTATATCTAAGCATCACAATTGTTTAGCTATAGGAACAGTCTCATGAAAATTGAATATTTAAAGCAGATGCATGATGCCAATGTTGGTGACATTAAGGATGTACCAGACTTGGCAGCAAATGTCCTAATTAAAATAGGTGTTGCAAAGCCTTATGAAGAGCAAAAAAAGGCATCAGTAAAACCTAAAAAAGAAGTAAAACCAATCGAATAAGGCGGTAAATATGGGCATTAGAGACTGGTTTAAAAGTAAAAAAAGCCTCCAAAGTGTCCATAATTCTGGGCAGAATGTTTGGAACAGCTTAACCGTACAGGAGCCATATTCTGGCGCATGGCAGAAAAATGACGAATTAACACGCACTGAACTAACAGCATCTCATGCAGTATTTTCTTGTGTAAGCCTTATTTCCAAAGATATCGGCAAACTTCCCATTGTACTCAAAACTAAAGTTGATGGTGTTCTGGTACATGCTGACATCCCAGAAAAGCTTCGGGTGTTAAAAAAGCCAAATAACTATCAGACATGGCAACAGTTTCAAGAACAATGGACATCAAGTCTATTATTGCGCGGCAATACCTACGTTTGGAAATTACGCGATGCCTTTGGTGAGGTTTATCGAATGGTGGTTTTAAACCCCGATTTGGTAACACCGCTAATTGATAAAAATGGGAATGTCTTTTACCAATTAAGTAAGGATTGTTTGACTCAGGCAGAATCTGAAATTCTACCAGCTTCTGAAATTATTCATGATCGAATCAATACCTTTTACCACCCTTTAGTTGGCTTATCTCCAATTATGGCGTGTGGCGTTGTTGCCAAAATGGGGGTAAAGATCATCAATAATGCTGCAAATTTCTTTGGAAACGGAAGTAGACCGGGTGGAATTTTGGTTGCACCCGGACCAATCTCAAAAGAAAAGGCTGAAGAAATTCAAGCACGATGGAATCAAAACTATTCTGGGGCAAATTACGGTAAAACGGCTGTCATTGGTGACGGAATGACTTATACCGTTTTGGGTATGAGTGCTGCTGATTCCCAAATGCTTGAGCTTCTGGAGATGTCTGGCCGTGTGGTCTGTAGTGTGTTTAATGTTCCACCTTTTAAGGTTGGCATAGGAACAGTGCCAGATGATCCAGAAAAGGCAAATGGAATCTATTATTCCGACTGCCTACAAGCATTCATTGAATCGCGTGAAAATCTGATTGATGAAGGTTTGAATCTTGAAGACTTTAAATTAGAGAGTTTTCTTGATCTTGATACTTTAATTCGCATGGATTCAGAAAGATTCCACAACATGATCCGTGAAGATGTTAAAGGCTGTATTTTGACCCCAGATGAAGGGCGGGCAAAAATTGGCATGCTTCCTGTGCCTGGTGGTAATGCTATTTATATGCAGCAGCAAAACTACTCACTAGAAGCTCTTGCTAAGCGTGATGCCAAAGACGATCCATTTGAAAAATCCGATAGTTCAAAAAAATCAGATGACCAAAAGTCGTTTGAATCTTTGTACCGTGGTGTCTTTTCTGATTCAGTGCCTTATCAAAAGGGCCAATTCGTAACGCACAAAGGAAGCCTATGGCATTGCGAAAAAGATCACACTGGGGAATTTAACCATTCAAGCTTTAAGCTTTGTGTGAAGGGGGCTAAATAATGCCTATTACTGACCTAGCAACTGTTAAAGCTCACTTGCGTTATGACACAAACGATAATGATTTGGAGCTTGATGCATATAGAGAAGCAGCAGAGCAGGCTGTTTTGGATTATGTAACCGATGAATTTGAAGATGGCAATTATCCAAATCAATTTAAAGTAGCGGTTCTTCTTCTGTGCGGTTATTACGATAGCAATCGAAATCTTGAAAATGGAATGATGGTTGATGACAATTATCTACCACCTCCAGTAAGAGCTTTGCTCTATAAATTTCGCAATCCTACTGCTATTTGAGGTATTTATGGGACAGAAAGCAAGCGACCTACGTCACCGCATCACTATTCAAAAAGCAATTCAAACCCAAGACCAAAACACAGGAAAATTAATCACCTCATGGTCTAATTTTGCAACAATTTGGGCGGAAGTTACTGACCTTTCAACAAGGGATGTTATTGCGGCTAAAGCAGCAAACAGCGCAATACAAGCCCGTGCTAAGGTGCGATATAGCAGCGCTACAAAACAAGTTGATAGCACAATGCGGGTTCTTTTTGATGGTTACTATTACAAGATTGATGGGAACCCAATGCGAGACCCAGACTCACGCCGTGAGTATTTAACTATCAACCTTGCAACAGGTGATAAAGCATGGAATGGGTGATTTATGGCTACTCAAATACATGGCTTGGAGCCTGCATTAAGACGAATGCGGGCAATTGGTAATGACAAGACTGTAAAACGTATTGCCCGTAAAGCGATGCGGCAGGCAATGAACATTGCAAGAGATGCAGCTCGTCAAAAAGTTAAACGCCTAGATGATCCTACCACTCCCGAAAAAATCTGGAAAGAAATTGTGGTTCAAAATGGCCGGAGTAGAAATAAAAACACTTTGGTTATGCGTGTGGGAGTGCGTGGTGGGGCACGTATTCCATATACAAATAATGCCCAAAATAGACGTGCTGGTCGTGTTGGTCAAACTTACCAAGCGGACGGACGAGTCTTTTACTGGCGATTCCTTGAGTTAGGCACAAGTAAACAGCCTGCTACTCCGTTTTTACGCCCTGCTTTATACGAAAACATTGAACAAGTTACCGATAAATTTGTTCAGGTGTTTAATTTTGAACTCAGCGTGGTTTTAGGTGCAGCTTAATGATTGATGTTCCAATTTTTAAATTAGCCAGAGCAGATCCAGCGGTTAAGGCTCTACTTGAAAGCGATGGAATTTTGCGAGTCTGGAAGTTTGGAAGTGCTCCAGATGAGCCACAAGCGCCATATGTGACATGGCAAACAATTTCTGGTGATTCAAATAGCAACCTTGATTCACGTCCTGTTTCAGATAATGCAATTATTCAAATTGATGTATACGCAACAGATGAAGATGTTGTGGAGCAAGTTGCAACTGCAATGAGAGATGCAATAGAGCTTGATTGTTATGTGGTTCGTTATGGCGAGGCAGATAAGGACCCCGTAACAGGCATGCCTCACTATTCTTTTGATGTTAGCTGGATCGTAAACCGCTAATAAAACTTAAACCATATTCACTTAGCACCCATTTCGGGTGCTTTTTTTATGCCTAAAATTAAGGAGCGCTCTTAATGGCTAATGTTAAAACTCAAAAAACACAGTTATTTACTGTGTTAAATGGTCAAGTGGTTCGTTTTGTTTGCTCTAAACGGATTGACTTGGGGCAAGATTCATTTCAAAAAATTGATGTGACTTGTCTTGATGCAGAATCAAAACAGTATATTCGCGGTATGCGTGATCCCGGCGAAGGTGCAGTAGAAATCGATTACGATGATACGAACACCAGTCATGACAAATTAATTGAAATTGCCGAATCCGGAGAGATTTTGGAATGGCATGTTGGTTCGGGTCATGCTGCAACGCCTCCGACCTATGATCCAACCACTGGTATTGATCTTCCTGAAGATCGCATGTGGTGGTCATTCAAGGGCTATATTAACCCTACAGCACCAAATGCTTTTGAAGTCGATTCTGTAGTTGGTTATTCATTCACATTGATTCGTACTTCTGGCGTAACTGCAACTAAACGCACGGTGGCTCCATAATGGCTAAGATCAGCATTACAGACTTAAAGCAGAGTGTAACTACTCTAAACGTTCCAGTTAAAAAAGCCGTCAAGTGGAATGTTGAAGCGACTGAAAGTAATATTGAGTCACTTAAAAAATTGACGAAAAACAATTCATTAGAACTTGGTGATATTGTTGAGCTTGAAGCTGATATTTTTGTCAAAAAAATGAACTTCAAGGAAAGTCGCGAGGCATCCAAAGCAATTGAATGGGATCTTAATTATGAGAATCTTGAGGATTCAAAAGTTAAGAAAATCGATTCAACTCACATGCAAGCTGCTCAATTACTTGGTTCAATTTGCTCAGATCAAAAGGGAACACCTTTTTTCTCAAGTGTTAATGACATCTATAAAGCAGAGCCTAGTTTAATAAATGCTATGTATGCTGCTGCTGATGAAGTTAATAATTTTTTGGGAAAGTCTCGGAAGAAGAGCTTGCAGACAGAGAACTCCTCATTGAACTCGTCCTCAACGGAATCGGCGGAAACACCTTAGAAGAAGCTGAACAAAAACTTTCACATAAAGAGTTGATGGAATGGAGAGCCTACCGTCAAAAGTATGGCTCTCTTTTCTTTGGTCGCCGTTTAGAGCAAAGCTTTGGAAGCTGGATGGCACATTACACAGGCTTCAAAGTTAAAGAGGGAACAAAAGTAGACCCTTATATATTTATGCCTCATGAAACGCCACCAGACGATGACAATTCATTGTCATTAGAGGAATATCTAGAAAGGTTCCATAGTAACTAACCCTATCATAAGGTGGGGCATGTGACATTTACACACCGTTTTGTTAAATTGAAAAAAAGTGAAAAACGGTGTGTAAATGAATAAGTTTTTAATTATTGTTATTCTGGGCTGTTTGTTGCTTGGATGTGGAAAAACAGAACAAGAAAAACTCAATGACGAAAGGCAGAAACTCGACTTACAAGTGCAAAAAATTGTTAGAGATGTGTTAAAAGATGGTGATACAGCTAAGTTTCGTAATCAATGGGAGCTATGCGGTGAGGTAAATGCTAAAAATAGTTTTGGCGCCTATACTGGCTTTCAGCGCTACATAATCACAAAAGAAAAAATATACTTTGAAAATGATTATAACTCTGACCCAACATCTATAGCAGCCTTCAATCAAGTTTGGAATTCTGACTGCAAATAGCAGTAAACATTAATTTTTAAAAACCCCGCTAATTAGTGGGGTTTTTTATTGCCCGGAGAAAAGTAATGGCCACAACTTCACTTGGCAGATTAACACTGGATCTAGTGGTTCAGACGGCTAGTTTTTCAGAGCCACTAAGTAGAGCTGAACGGCAGGCGCGAACATCGAGTCAAGGGATTGCTAATTCTTTAAATATTGCTGCTATTGCTGTAAGTGCATTGAGTGGAGCAGTGGCTGGTCTTTCAGTGGCTCAGCTTGTTAATTTTAGTGATCAAGTTATTCAGACTGGAAATGATATTCAAAAGTTTTCAAAACTTGCGAATGCTTCAGTGCGTGAATTTCAGTATTACGCCAAAGGGGCAGAAACTGCCGGAATATCATTGGAATCTTTTGCAGATAAAATGAAAGACATGCAGGATCGTATAGGCGATTTTCAGCAAACGGGTGGCGGTCCTTTAGCTGACTTTTTCACAAATATCGCCCCTAAAGTTGGTGTAACGATTCAACAGTTTCAAAAGCTGTCCGGTCCAGAAGCGCTTCAACTATTTTATAACTCATTGGAAAAAGCTGGAGCCTCTACCAATGATATGAAATTCTACATGGAAGCAATCATTTCAGATTCTTCATTGCTTATTCCATTGTTAGAAAATGGTGGAGAAGGTTTTAAAAAATGGGGTGATGCTGCTGAGCGTGCTGGCGCAATTATGTCTGACGACTTAGTTAAAAGCCTAGCTCAAGCAAGAGAAAACCTTCAATTAATGGATTTGCAATGGCAGGGCGTTGAGGCAAGACTTGTAAATAGTGTTGTTCCTGCTATCGAAACAGTGATAGAGAATTGGGGCGACATTAAGGCGGTTACGATTGCTGTTTCTGCTGGTATTGCAACAAGATTTGTACCAGCTTTGGTTGTTGCAACTTATCAACTTGGGCAAACAGCATTGTTTGCAGTGCGTGCCGGTGTGGGTTTAGCAAACTTCGCTAGAACAGCTGGCGCAACAACAAGTGTAATGGCATTATTGGGCGGTCCTGCTGGGATTGGCATGCTTCTTACGCAATTGGCTGTAGCTGGTGGCGCCTATTATTTGATGTCTAAACAGACGCAAGATGCAACTGATGCACTTGAAGATCAAGGCCTTGTTGTTGATGAGCTAAGGGAAAAATATAAAAAATTAACAGCATCGCAACTAGCTCTTAAAAGTATCGAAGCTGGAGAGGAAATTGATAAACAAACTAAACAATTAAAAAGTTTGTTTATCGCTTTGGAACAATTTGAGAACGACTTAAGAGTTCAAGGTGACACTAAACAACTAACTGGTATTCAAAACTATCTTAAGAGTTTGAAAGAAGGTGGAGATGAAGCTAAGAATGCTTTTGCTCAGCTACAAAAGCAAGGCTTGGTTAGTGAGAGTACACTTAAGTTTGTTGCTGAATTAGATACAAAAATTAATGCTGCTAATAACACTATAGATCGTCAAAAAGAGATCCAAAAATTAGTTAAAGATGCCACCAATGATGCAACAAAGGCACAGCAAGACCAAGCAAAAGCTGTCAATGAATCTGCAAGAGCTTGGATGTCTTTAACACAAAAACAGCGAGAATATATTAATCAGGCCAACAAGGATGCTTTGCGTGAGAAGTATATTCAGGAAAATATGCGTGTAGGCGGTTGGACTAGAGAGAAGGCTGAATTTTTTGCTGATGTTCAAGCTAATACCAATGAAGAAAATGCATATAAAATTAAATTGCCAAAAGCGGTTGCTGATGCAGCACTTAATAGCTTTAATCGCAAAAACTATACTTTTGGGAAAGCTGAGTTAGAGGCAATTGCTCGTGCACAAGGTATTGCTAAGGCAAATAATTTTGCTCAGATTGAAAGTTTGTATGGTTTGCCTGCTGGAACATTAGCAGCCTTGATTCTTCAAGAGTCTGGAGCTAATGCTGGAGCAAGAAGCCATACTGGGGCAATAGGTCTTTTCCAAACAACGAGTGTATTTAGAAAACAGTATGGTCTTAATTCAAAAAGTTCGATTGAAGAAGTTGCAACAGCAGCGGCTAAAGACTTGCAAAAAAACTACCAAGACTTTGGTGATCGTGCAAAAGCCTTAATGGCCTACAATGCAGGTGCAGGTGGCTTAAGAACCTATTTGAAAGGTGGTCTATCAGATAGCAAGCGCAAAGAGGTTGCTGGTTACGTACCCGGTTTCCAAAAATGGTTCGCTGGAGTATCTGGGAAATCTACTGTAGATAATTCAATTTTAATGCCTACTCAGGCAGATCAACTTGAATTAATCAACAAAGCTGCCGAGTCTCAACAGGCTATTGATGATACAAGAAAAGAAGTTAACGCGCGGTATTACACTGAAGCTCAACGCCTTGCCAAGGAGCATCAAGATAATATTGATAAGATCACACTTGCGTACGCTGGTACACCACAGTTAAAAGAAAAGCTTGCTCAAGAGAATGCATTATATGCTGCTCAAATTGCAAAACTTGAGTCTGATAAAAAGGAAGAGTACAACCAATACTTTGCTTTTGAAACTGATCGAATCAAGCAGATTGAACAAAACTTTGATCGACAAAAAGAGTTAATCGACTCTAATGCCGAGTATGAGTACGGGAAATCGAAAAAAGCTTTAGAGATTAAAGCTGCTCTTGAGCGTCAAAAACAAGTTGAAATTGCTGCCGTAAAACGCGAAGAAGATGCACAAATTCAGTCGGCGTTTGAGGGTTATCTAAACCAGACCGAAATTGTTGTGAAGCGTTACCAACGTGAACGTGAAGAAATACTTCAAACTTATAGTTTAAGTAAACGTGTTCGCGAAGAGTTGGCAAAATCTAAGGATTATGCAATTTTTGAAACTTTAAACCAAGCCTCTGACAGCGTCTTTCAAGTTGGTCAGAACTCTGCTCAATCCCTATTTAATAGACTTAATCCTGAAGAGTTTTCAAAGTTTAATTTGCAAAATCAATATTCTTCGGATTTCGGAGGACTCCAAACATCCTATAACGATGAAGTGTCTGGCATTAAATTGATTGAAAATGAGAGTGAGCGTAACGCTCAATTGTTGGCTGCTCGTGAACAGTTTTTGAAAGCAAAAGCTGCACTTGATGCAGATTACGCACAAAAAGAGCGTGATTTGGATCAACAGAATTTTGAAACCAAGATGCAAGTTTATTCGCAAATTGCTGGAATGACGGGGCAGGTTTTTTCAGACATGACCGCACTATTAGAGCAAAGTGTTGGGAAGTCAAATGCGCTTTACAAAACTATGTTCTTTGCCTCTAAGGCTGCTTCAATAGCTCAAGCAATTGTTAACACAGAAGAGGGGGCTACAAAAGCACTGGCACAAGGTGGCGCTTATGGAAGTGTTTTGGCTGGAGTTGTTAGGGCAACAGGTTACGCTTCAGTTGGTATCATGGCAGCTCAAACAATCCAAGGTATGGCTCATAACGGTATAGACAATATCCCGCGTGAAGGTACATGGCTTTTAGATGGTGGTGAACGTGTACTAAACCCTCAACAGAACAAAGATTTGACGAATTATTTAAATAATCGTCAAAACGGGTCTAGTGAGGGCAATGTGCAAATCAGCCAACAGATTACGTTTGCTGATGGATCCGCAAGCGTCAATACACAAGGTCAAAAGCAAATTGCTGAATCTCTGAATAATGCAATGGACGCATGGGCTAGACGTGAAAGTCGTCAAGGCGGTGTCTTATTTAATCTTGTAAGACGTTAATTACCCAAGTTTAACCACTTTAACCCACTCTATGAAGTGGGTTTTTTGGAGCAAAATAATTGAATGAGCAACCGTAAATTCACTTGGTGCCAAGATCTAGAAGGCAACTCAGGTTCACAGAGCTTTAATACTTTGTCATCTAAGTTTGGTGATGGATATGAGCAAAATGTCTCAATAGGAATCAATAACCGAACAGGTACTTGGCAATATTCACGGACAGCAAAAAAAGCCGAAATTATGCAAATCAAAGCATTCTTTGATGACCATAAAGGAGCTGACTCGTTTCTTTGGGATTCGCCGTTAGATGGTGAGGTTCGAGTTAAAACAGGTGAATATCAACCCCGCTGTTTGGGCGGTGATGTTTGGCAAATCTCTACGACATTCACCCAAGTCTTTTATCCTTAATTTTTAATCTCTTTGAAGCCCCTCTTTAGGGGCTTTTTTTATGCGAGCAAGAAAATGACTAAGCAAGTTATTAATGTTGGTTCAGCTGCAAATGACGGATCAGGAACACCAGCTCGAACAGCTTTCCAGTATGTGAATGCCAACTTTTCTGAGCTATATGATTTCCTAACCGGAACCACTAATGCAACCACACTCCCCACAGCTCTACCAATTGCAAAAGGGGGGACAGGCGCAACTTCGGCAGCGGCTGCACGGACTAATTTAGGATTGGGTGATGCTGCAACAATGACAAAAACTGCCAGCAATACAGATGCAACTTTAGGGCGATCTTTAGCAGTTGGAAATTTTGGTATCGGGCGTGGAATTCGAGTTACAGACATAGATGCATCTGGAGATTTAAATAAAGTCATTACTCCTGGTTTTTATGGCAATGATACTTTTGCGTCTGGAACGCTGGCTTTAAATTTCCCAGTTGCAGGTCAAGTGGGAACATTGATTGTCACTGATATCAGTGGGACAAATAACTATAGAGCACAAATTTATATTCCGTTAACTGGTGGTTCAGTAAGCGGAAACTTTTTCTTTCGATCGACTTCAGATTTAGGTGCGACTTGGAGTCCGTGGACACGTTTAATTAGTAGCAATTCATTAGACTATCAACGATTACTTAACAATGGTTTTGCTGCAAATAAAAACTTGGGGTCAACAGCATTATCCAATTTTGATGCAGGTGGTTCATTTATTGGATTACAAGGCACTAGTGTAGGCGCAACTGCTGCAGGTGATTATCCTATGGCACAGGCACAATATATTCTTGGGCTGAATGCGAGTAGTGCTATTGAACATGCTGCTAATTTAAGTATTGCAACTTCAGCAACATATATCGGCTTTAGACGTAAATCATATCAAGGCTCTTATACACCGTGGTACGCATTGCGCGGAGAGCATAACACCACAGTCGATGCAAACGGATTTATTAAATCCGCTTCACCCGTTGCCAAACTCTTTGCTGACTCAATTGAGTTAAATGATGACGCACAAAAACAGCCAATCACTTTAGAAAAATTAGGTGTTGGTGATTACTTAATTAAAGGCTCTCTTGGTTTTGCTCAAGAAGGTTGGTATATCGAAATGCCAAAGGATGCAAACGGCAATGTGTTGGTTGCTGTAGCTTATAAGCAACTTGAAAACAATGATATTTCCATCAAGACCTATAAGAAGAAGTTTGATATTGAAACTGCTTCGATTGTTCCTGATCTGGAAAATCCCGTAGATATTCCTGAGGGTCGTAATATTGACATCCGTTTCCATGAGGAAGTTGTATTAGAGGAGACACTACCAGATGACACTGAATAGTGATTTCCAGAAACTTTATGTAGATGGGTTAATCACCCTGTATGAATTAGATGCCAGCGCTCTAGGAGCTGGCATTTTGCGATTCCATGGGCATATCTCATACGAAGATTGGGAAAAGATTTATGTCTCTGCGGATTTAACGAGCTGGAAAGCAGACACAGCAACGATCAAGGCCGATAAAGTTTTTAATATTGGCGATCAGAAAGTCTGGATGCGCAACATCATCTGGCAAGGACAAGTCTTTGAGCCAATGGCACTTGAAGTTTCTGGCTTAGAGATGCGCTCGGATGGCAAGGCTTCTGCACCCACTTTAACAATGGCAAACAACATTAATGGCATTCAAAATGCTGTTTCTGCTTATTGTCTCCAGTTTAAAGACTTTGCTGGGGCGAAACTTAAAGTCATTACCACGCTGGCTAAATATCTGGATGCCGAAAACTTCACGGCAGGTAATCCTACTGCTTCAAATGAGTTCAAGGAGCAGCTTTGGTATATCGAGCAAAAAACATCCGAAAATGCCCAGCAAGTGACCTTTGAGCTTTCAAATCCAATTGATTTTGAAGGGTTGAAAATTCCTGTACGTCAAATTACTTCACTTTGTCATTGGTGCATGATGGGAAATTACCGTGGTGAGGAATGTGGATATACCGGAGCGGCAATGTTCACCGATAAAGATGAGCCTACCAATGATCCAGCTTTAGATCGATGTAGTGGGAGTTTGCGTTCATGCCGCTTACGATTTGGTGAAAACAAGCCATTACCTTTTGGCGGGTTCCCTGCATCAAGTTTATTGTGAGGTTTTATGAAACTTACAGCAAAAACCAAAAAAGCAATCATGGCCCATGCCGATGAATGCTATCCGCATGAATGCTGCGGGGTAATTGTTGGAAAAGAATATATCCGCTGCCGCAATGTTTCCGCTCAATCTGATCAGTTCGAAATCCATCCTGAAGATTTAGCTATGGCTGAAGATCAAGGCGAAATCTTAGCTTACGTGCATTCCCATCCAGATGGAACAACAAGAGCATCGGAACTCGATCTGATTCAGATTGAACTACATAAAAAGCCATGGGTAATTTGTTCATATCCGGATCTGGATTTTCAAATATATGAGCCTTGCGGTTATCGCGCCCCTTTAGTGGGGCGTAATTATTTTCATGGCTGGCAAGATTGCTATGCGCTTGTACGTGATTTTTATAGTCGTGAATTAGGTATAGAGCTTATGGATTTTAAGCGGGATGATGCATGGTGGGAAGATAAAGACCATCCATCACTTTACCTTGAAAATTACGAAAAAGCAGGTTTCTTTGAAGTAGATAAACCAAAATATGGCGATATGCTTGTTTGTCGTGTTGGACGTACTGAACATCCAAATCATGCGGTTGTCTGGCTCGGAGATAACGGAAAATTGAAATCAGAAGAAAGTGAAAACTGCATTGGTTCAGCGTTAATTCTTCATCATCCATATAACCGCAAATCTGTTCGGGAAATATATGGTCAACAATGGCTTGAACGTACTGTAAAAATCTTGAGGCATAGAGATGTTAAAAACAATTAAGTTGTACGGCATCTTGGGGCAAAAATTCGGTCGTGAATTTAAGCTCGATGTCGCAAATACACGTGAAGCCATGCGTGCATTATCTGTTCAGATCGCTGGCTTTGAACACTTTATGTTGCATGCACATGAGCAGGGCCTACGCTTTGCCGTATTTTTAAAATCAAAGAACTCAAGTAATAAGCGAGGCAAGAAACGCCCAGCAATTTACGATCATGAAACTAAGCGTCTAATCACTGGTGACAATATCGGTGAAGAACAGCTTGATATGAATACTGAAGCTGAGGTTATTCATATTGTTCCACGTGTAGTTGGTGCAGGCGGTAATGGAATATTACAGACTGTTTTAGGTGCTGTGATGGTCGTGGTGGGAGTCTTAGTAACTGTAGGCACATTAGGCGGTGGAGCACCACTCGGTGCTGCATTGATTGGTTCAGGTATTGGAATGATGCTTGGTGGTGTGGCTATGATGCTTATGCCGAAGGTTGATACTACTCAAGACCAAAACCAAGATGGAAACAGAGCGAATAAAGGCTTTGGCGGTGCAGTTACCACAGTTGCACAAGGTAATCCTGTTCCAATTCTTTATGGTCAACGGGAAATCGGCGGCTTCATTGTGAGCGCAGGTCAATATCCTGAAGATCAGATGTAATTTTTAATTATTTAACAGGCGCTTTCTAGCGCCTTTTTTATTGCGTGAGATTTCTTATGAATGCAGTAGTAGGCGCAAAAAAAGGCAGTAAAAAACAACGGCAACCTGTCATTTCACCAGATTCTGCTCAATCGAAAACCTTTATCAAGGTTCTATATGGTTTAGCTGAAGGCGAGATTGAAGGTTTAGCTAATGGGCTTCAGTCAATTTATTTAGAAGAAACTCCACTTCAGAATGCAGATGGAAGCCTTAACTTTGAAAATGTAAAAGTTGATTTTAGAAATGGTACTAATGATCAGGAATACATTGAGGGTTTTCCTGCTGTTGAAAATGAGACAGCAATAGATGTTGAGTTGAAATCAGGCACGCCTTGGGTAAAAGCATTTAATAATCTAGATCTGGATGCCGTCCGTGTACGTTTCAAATGGGGTCCTTTGCGTACTCAAGACGCAACAAATGGGGATGTGAGCGGATTAACAATTGAGTATGCGATTGATTTGCAGACTGATGGCAATAGTTGGAGTGAAGTATTAAGAGCTAAAATTTCAGATAAGACTTCGGCAAATTATGAGCGTGCTCACCGTATTGACCTGCCAAAGGCTGATAGTGGCTGGTTATTGCGAGTTCGACGTATTACCCCTAACTCATCTTCTGAATATATCAGCGACAAGATGTATGTATCTGCGGTAACAGAGGTAATTGATGCAAAATTACGTTATCCAAATACTGCTTTACTTGGTCTTCAATATGATGCCGAGACTTTTGGAAACGTAGCAAAAGTTGCTATGGATACAAAGGGTAGGCTCCTAAAAGTTCCTACTAATTACAATCCAGCAACACGGCAATATGTTGGAATGTGGGACGGCACTTTCAAAGAGGCTTATTCCAATAACCCGGCATGGATCTATTACGATATATGCACCGTAGACCGTTATGCTTTGGGTGACCGATTAACCCCGCTAATGGTTGATAAGTGGTCCTTATATCGTTTAGCACAATACTGTGACGAAATGGTACCAGACGGTCTAGGCGGCCAAGAACCACGCTTTACTTGTAATGTTTATCTTCAGAGTGCCGAAGGTGCCTTTGAAATTTTAACGAAATTAGTTGGTGTATTCCGTGCTATCACATTTTGGGATGGTAATAGCATTATTTGTGATGCGGATATTCCCCAAGATACGTATTTCACTTATACGCGTGCCAATGTCATTGATGGCAATTTTGAATACTCAGGAACCCGTGCGCGTGATCGCCATAATGTTGTAAAAATTGCGTGGGATAACCCAGCTAATCACTACAAAACCGAATATGAGTTTGTTCGTGATGAGAAAGCAATTGCTGAAGCGGGCCAAGTTCGTATTTTGGAAATTGATGCTTGGGGATGCACTTCGCGCGGACAAGCGCAGAGAGCAGGTCACTGGGCTTTAAAGTCAGAGCAACTTGAAACACGCACAGTGTCTTTCAAAGTTGGTCTAGATGGACACATTCCTTTGCCGGGGAAAGTAATTGAAGTTGCTGATCCTCTATTTGCAGGTCGTGCAAATGGTGGTCGTGTATCTGCTATTTCGGCAGATCGTAAAAGTATTACTTTGGACCGAGATAATGTGGTTGCAAAAGCTGGCGACCGACTCGTAATTAATGGTGAAAATGGCAAAGCCCAAACACGTATTGTTCAGTCAATAGCAGGTAGAGTTATTACAGTAACCACGGCTTTTGATATGAATTCGATTGCTGTGCAAAACATTTGGGTTTTAGATGCTCAAGACTTGGCAACAATGAAGTTTCGGGTCATCTCTATTACTCAAGATGATAAACATCAATTTAACATTACTGCTCTTCAATACAATCCTTCAAAGTTTGATGCAATCGACACTGGAGCACATTTTGAAGAAGCACCAATTTCAATTGTTAATCCTACTGTTCAAGATGCGGTTACAAACGTCACCATTACAAGTGAAAGCCGAGTAGATCAAGGTATTAATATTGCCACAATGATTGTGTCATGGGCACAAGCCCGTGGGGCGGTAAAGTATCTGGTTGAGTGGCGTAAAGATGACGGTAGTTGGATTAAGCTTCCAATAACCGGCAACAACTCAGTCGAAGTACCAGGTATTTATGCGGGTCAATATCAAGCACGAGTAACAGCGATTTCAGCTTTTGAGATAGCTTCTTTACCGGCATACTCAGTTTTGACTGCATTGACTGGTAAGCAAGGGTTGCCACCAAAAATAGCTTTTATCCGTGCAGTTGGCACAATGTTCGGAATGAAAGTGGAATGGGGATTCCCGGCAACTGGCGCATTAGACACTGCATATACGGAAATTGAATATTCTACGACTTCCAATGGTGCCAATATTCAGCCTCTGGGTTCTTATGCTTATCCAACGACTTCACTACAGCAGCAGGGTTTGGCTGCTAATGTGACACTCTGGTATCGGGGGCGGTTGGTTGACCGGATCGGTAATAAAGGGGATTGGTCTAGTTGGGTTAGTGGCACTTCAACTGCACAGGCGAATGATATTCTTGATGCGCTTGATGGCTTAATTTCTGCAACGCAGTTAGATCAGGACTTAAGAGATACGATCAATAAGATTGATACGATTGAAGGTCTTGATGGAGATATCGGAAATTTAATTGACAAAGTTACTGCTCTTGAGGGTGAAATTGATTCTGCGAATGCAGCAATCGATGCTGAAACCCAGCAAAGAGTAAGTGATGTTTCTGGATTAAACGATAGCCTTACACAAGAAATTAGTGATCGAATTGCAGCAGATGCAGCTGAAGCACAAGCCCGTGCAGATGCAATTGCACAAGAATCTTTGGTACGGCAGGGTGAAGTTAAGCAAGTTTCTGATGCCGTTGCGAAAGAAACCAATGACCGCATTGCTGCAGTTAAAGGTGTCAGTGATGGTTTAACTCAAGAGATTCAGGCTAGAACTGATGGTGACCAGCAGATTCTTAATGCTGTCACTACCTATAAAGAAAGCACCGACACATCAATTGCAGCTGTTCAAGAATCGGTTGATATTGTTGCAGATGACTTACATGCTACAGCAACAAAACTGGACGGTGTTTACGCACAGGTAACACCTTTAACGGCTGATCAGAACAACTGGACCGCAGATAATGGAAGTAACCAAGCTGCTGCTTGGACAATTCAGTCAGCATTTGCTGAAGGTGATTTAGCCCTAAGTAAACGTATCGATGTTGTTAATGCTCAGGTGGGAAATAACCAAGCTGCTATTCAGCAAGAAGCCTTAGCAAGAGTCAATGGTGACAGCGCACTAAGCCAAAGAATTGATACGTTGAGTTCAGATTTTGGCAATAACAATGCTTCTGTTCAGCAAAAACTTATTGCTTTGGCTGATGCCGATGGAGCACAGGTTCAGGCACTGAATAATTACATTGCTTCCAATGACTTGGCTCTGGCTTCGGTTATAGACGATGTAACAGCAGTTGTTGATGACACTAGTGCAAATACACAGGCAATTGATGGTTTAAGAGCCAGTGTAAAGGTTGCCACGGATGATGCTGGCAAAGCACTTGAAAATAGTGCTACTGCCATAAGCAAGGCTGATACAGCGGTGTCTCAAGCAGGTTCAGCTTCATCAATGGCACGGGAAGCAACAGCAACAGCACAATCGGCAAGTTCAAAAGCAGATGGTGCTATTAATACAGCCAATACCGCTAGTAGTGATGCTGCAACTGCAAAAACCAATGCTGCAACTGCTATCAGTAAAGCGCAAGCTGCTGCTGATGCTTCTAGTGCTAATGCATTATCTATTAATGAAATCAATGCTGCTTTAGAGGACAAGGCTTCAACTGGTGCGCTTGAAGAAGTCAAAGCGGATGTAGAGGATATTGATGGCGTTGTTAAAGCTCAAACGCAGAAGCTTGATGGTGTTTATGCAAAAGTTACTCCATTAACTGCTGACCAAAACAACTGGACAGCTGATAGTGGTAGCAACCAAGCAGGGGCGTGGACAATTCAGTCTGCTTATGCTGATGGCGATTTAGCTTTAAGTAAGCGCATCGATACCGTTTCAGCTTCAGTTGGTGAAAACACTGCATTAATTCAACAGGAAGCTACAGCAAGAGCGAGTGGTGATGCTGCTACAGTCCAAGCTTTAAATGTTTATAAAGCGAGTAACGATGCAGCTTTAGCAGCAGTGAGTCAACGAGTTGATATTAATACTGCAGACAATGAAGCAACCGCTTTAAAAGTTGATGCAATTGATGTCAAAGTCAATACTGCAACTGATCAAGCAGGTCAGGCACTTGAAAATAGTGCTACTGCTGTAACTAAATCTGAAGCAGCAGTTTCGGAAGCTGGGTCTGCTGTTACTGTAGCGAATCAGGCGAAAGCAACAGCCGGCACTGCCAGTAGTGACGCTGCAACAGCCAAGGCAAATGCAGCTACAGCATTATCACAAGCCAATGCAGCAGCAGATGCATCTAGTGCAGCAATTGATCGTGTTGAGTCTGTAGAGGCTGAACTTGGAGACAAGGCTTCAACCGGTTATGTGGATAGCGTGAAAGCTATCGTTGATGAGCAAGGGGATTTGATCAATGCAAATACAGAGCGATTAAGTGGAGTATTTGCAAAAGTTACTCCGCTTACAGCGGATAGCACTGCTTTAACAGCAGATAGCTCATCAACAGAGGCTGGCTCATGGTCATTACAGTCAGCAGCAGCTGAAGGTGACTTGGTTTTAAGTAAGCGGATTGATATTACTCAGGCTCAGATAGATGAAAATAAGGCAACTATTGCCTCTGAATCTACTGCGCGTGTAAATGCTGATAGCGCACTTGGGCAACGAATAGATACTGTTCAAACTCAGTTTGAGAGTAACAAAGCCACAGTGCAAAGCCAGATCAAAACGCTTACAGATAATCAGTCTTCACAAGCTACTCGAATTGATACTGTTCAAGCTTCTGCTTCATCTGCGAATGTAGCGGCGGGTAATGCACAAGCTACAGCCAACAGTGCACAACAGGCTGCACAAGCAGCCGCGACGGCAGCGGGTAATAAAGGGGAGGTAATTTTTGGATCAACAGTACCCGCAGCCGATAAACGCCTTGCACAAAATCTCTGGATTGATACAACAGGTGGCGCGAATACACCTAAGCGTTGGAATGGTTCAGCGTGGGTAACAGTAACTGATAAGGCAGCAACGGATGCGGCAGCGGCAGCTAATGCAGCTCAAAAAACTGCAAACGATGCCCTAGATAAAGCAAACACAGCAAACACCAATTTGGCAACAGTTCAACAAAAAGTGAATGCTGTGGCTGATGCTCAGAATGCGACAGCAGAGAAAGTTGATACTATTCAAACAACTGTTGACGGACATACAGCATCGATTCAGGAAGTGTCAAAAAGTGTAGATGGTGTCTATGCAGAGCAATTCATGAAGTTTGATGTGAATGGCCATGTCTCAGGACATGGTTCAATGAACGATGGTACAACATCAACATTCATCTTTAACTATGATGCAATTCAGTTTGGTACGCCTGTCGGTGTTGATGGTGTAGAACCTAAACCATTAATGACACTGCAAAATACTCCAGTTACTTTGCCAAACGGTACTGTTATTCCGCGTGGATTGTATGTCGACAATGGTAGTTTTGGATATATCAATGCGAATAGGATCTGGGCAGAAAACTTAAGTGTTATTAGCGCTGATCTAGGTTCAATTAAAGTTAAAAATGCAAATATTGATGATGGTGCAATTAGCACCCTTAAAATCCAGGATGAAGCAGTAACTGTTCCAATAGGTGTAAAAGCAATTGATGTAAAGACTATCACTACTTTTGCAGGTGGAGTTACAAGTGGACAGCCTAATAATGATTTTAACAACCACCTATCAGCGTGGGAAAATCATATAGGTACACTTTTACAAGTAACGTTAAATAGAAGTGGTGGAAAAGTTAGAATTGATGCTTCAGTAAATATTTGCACACCTACTTTTGGCGCTTTTAGTGTAAGTGACGGACGAGGTAATCCAATTGCAGCAAATGACAGGGCCATGGCTTCTTTTTATATTTCTATATATCGGAATGGAAATTTAATTGGACGGGGTTCATTAGGTGCAAATCTTGAAACTGGTACTATTAATGTCAATTTCAACGGGACTGCGGTTATCGTTTCAGCTATTGATGATAACAGTACTATTGGCAATGTTACCTACACACTTAAAGCAGGATTTGCTCGACAGGAGGGCGTTAATATTCCATTAAATGTGGAATCAAGAAGCAACTTTATGATTACTTCGAGAACGTTAAGTGTTATTGAAATGAAAAAGTAACAGCACCCAACCGGGTGCTTTTTTATTGCCTAAACGAAAGGGGGAAGGCATGACTGAAAATGAATCATACGGGTTGAGATTTGAAAAGAAAATTGACTCAATTCAGAGTGATATTCGCATGTTGTCAGATCATGTTACTCGACTGACTTTTATTAATGAAGCACACAAAGAGACTAGCGAACAGAACAAAAAGGATATCGATACATTGGATATCAAAGTCGCCAATTTAGAAAACCGCACAGCAGCGCAAGATGGTGGAATTTCTGTATTGCGTGTACTGCTTGGCATCTTTGCAGGAATCGTATTTTCGCTGTGCGCTTGGGTTGGATCTTCAATTATTCAATTAAGCCAAGATCAATCTTTAATTAAAGAGAAGGTTTCACGGTTAGAGGAAGCAGGACGATGAATAGTGAAAACACAAGAGCTTATCTAGCTTTCGCATTAGTGGGACTGATGTTTGTTTTAGTGATTGCTTTATTTTTTGTGGATATGCCGCGAGAAAACAGCAATCTGATTAATACGGCATTGGGTTTTATTGCTGGGGCTATGACAACTGCATGTGGCTTTTATTTTGGTAGCTCTGAGTTAGAGAAAAAGAAAGGTGAATCCAATGACAACTAAACCATTCTTTGATGCTGCTCGTGTGATTGCAGGTGGCAAGCTTACACAAGCACAAGTAGATGATCTAAATAAGGTGGTCGATAAACTTGCGCCTTCTGGCATGACTACAAGTGATGTTGGTGTAAATCTAATTTCAGGATTTGAAGACACACGATTCAAAGCTTATGACGATGGTGTAGGAGTCTGGACTATTGGCACTGGCACAACAGTTTATCCAAATGGCGTGAAGGTTAAGCAAGGTGATACTTGCACACCTGAGCAAGCTAAGACTTACTTTAAGCATGACTTAGCCAAATTTGAAAAGACTGTAAATGAATCGGTAACTGTACCTTTAACTCAAAATCAGTTTGATGCATTAGTATCGCTGACTTACAACATTGGCTCTGGTGCTTTTAATAATTCAACCTTATTAAAGAAACTCAATAAACGTGACTATCAAGGTGCTGCTGATCAATTCCTAGTTTGGAACAAAGCAGGTGGCAAGGTTATGAAGGGCCTAGTTCGTCGCCGAGAAGCAGAACGAGCACTCTTTTTAAAGAAGTAACTTATATGTGTAAACGTACCAAAGTTGCATCGATCATCACATTGCTGTGCCTCCTATTCTCAGGTTGCACAGCTCACACTATTAATAGTAATGTGAATGTCTCGATTTGTGTAAGGGCTTTGTGATGTCGCAAGTCATGATCATGGTTTCGGAAGTGGGCAGAATGGAGAATACTTGCAATCTACCCGCTGATTTAGATAAGAACGGGAATGTTCTTAAAATCTATGACTATTCATTAAAAGAGTTGCCTATTAATTTGGATGGAACTGTGTCTTACAATGGCAAAAGATGGACCTTTGATAAGAAGCAAAGTTTTTAGTCTTTCCAACTATCTACAATATCAGCCCAGTCTTGCATCATTTTCCGTCTAGCCTCTAAGTGCTGCGAATGGTCGTACGATGCTTTTGTCTTGTTAGATTCAGCATGAGCAAGCTGTTTTTCTACCCAAGCTTCCTCATAGCCCTTTTCATATAGTAGGGTAGAAGCTGTAGCTCTAAAATCATGAGTGGTAACGCCTTTTAAGCCAATATATTCAAGCATACTGTTAAGCGTTTCTTTAGCTAACATGCCATCATTTTTCTTACTGAAAATAGCAGGGAAAACTAATTCGCTATCACCAGAAATAGTATATTGGCGTTTAAGAACTTCATAAACTTGGTCAGATATAGGGAGAATATGGATTCTGGATTTTTTCATTGCCTCTTCTGGAAATCTAATAAGTCTTGTATCAAACTCGACCCATTTCCATTGCATTTTTCTAATTTCAATTGCCCGAAGCATTGTATATAAGAGAATGAAGCCAGCATTTTTGACCGTTTCTGTTCCATTGTATTTAGGCAATTGAGTTCTTGCTTTTTTTCTTTCTTCTTTGGTTAAGGCTCTTGCATGTTTTACACGAGGGCGCTTGATAACATCGCGTACAGCATAAGTCGGGTCATTCTCTAGTCGCAATGTGGCAATTGCATAACGGGTTACAGCACCAATGAATCTTCGATTTTGTAAAGCGGCAGATTCACCTGTCATTTTTCCATTGGTTTCTTTAGTAACACGATTAATCGTATTATTTAAAATCTTCAATACGTCAGCCGCAGTCACATCTTTAATATTTTTTTTGCCAATAACTGGGCATATATCTTTTTCTAAAGCAGTATCGAACTTCTCTTGATAAATTTCAGACTTCAACGTCATACGTTTTTCTTTAAATTCGGCTGCAATAGCGTTGAATGTATTTTTTCCTTCTTCTAATGCCTTGGCCTTATTATTTTGTCTATCTTCTACTGGGTGTATGCCTTTGGCTAATTTTGCTCGCATTTCATCCTTTAAGATTCTAGCGTCTGCCAAAGTAATAGCTGGGTATTCGCCAAGACTCATAGAAGATTCTTTACCATTAAAAACAAACTTAAACCGCCAAACTTTAGCACCTGAAGGTCGGACTTCTATGTAAAGTCTATCTGCATCTAATATTCTGTAGACTTTTTCTTTAGGTTTCAGTGCTTTAATTTTAAGATCAGAAAGTTTTGCAGAGGCCATGAGGTAAGGGTAAGTAGTTTGTTACCCGCATTATTACCCGTTTTTTTGGAGGATGTAAACAAACTATAAGGAACTAATAAGAACAGCAACTTTTATAATTCAATAACTTAGCTTTAAAAAAGGAACTATAGAGAATTAAAATAAACATCGACACTTATTATTCTTTACTACTGTTGCTTTCGCCATAATTCAAACTTCCACAATTGTCCCTATTGTGCCGTAAACTGATGCCAAGGTGAAGTTTTTTCCCACATATCAATATTTCGTCTCATGTATAACTTTTGCTAAAATAGGCGCACAATACAATTAGAGTACTAGCGGATGTCTAAAACGCGTGTAATTTATCCTGGAACATTTGACCCTATCACGAATGGGCACGTTGATTTAGTTACTAGAGCATCAAGAATGTTTGATGAAGTTGTAGTAGCGATTGCAATTGGACATCATAAAAACCCTTTGTTCAGCTTAGAAGAAAGAGTTGCACTGGCGCAATCATCATTAGGCCATCTATCAAATGTTGAGTTTGTAGGTTTTGATGGTTTGTTGGTTAACTTTTTTAAAGAACAAAAGGCCACAGCAGTACTTCGTGGTTTAAGAGCAGTTTCTGACTTTGAATATGAATTTCAACTGGCCAATATGAACCGTCAGCTTGATCCACATTTCGAGGCGGTGTTTTTAACACCTTCTGAACAGTATTCTTTTATTTCTTCGACATTAATTCGAGAAATTGCTCGTTTAAAAGGAGATGTAACCAAGTTTGTTCCGCAAGCTGTGGTTGAAGCTTTTGAACGTAAACATCAACAAGGTTGGTAACGTGTCGTTATATATCACTGATGAATGCATAAACTGCGATGTTTGTGAACCAGTTTGCCCTAATGAAGCGATCTTTATGGGCGAAGTGATTTATGAAATCAATCCGGATTTATGTACAGAGTGCGTTGGTCACCATGACCAGCCACAGTGCCAATTATTTTGTCCAGTAGACTGTATTCCAAAAGATCCGCAGCATGAGGAAACGGAAGAACAGTTACTCGACAAATATAAAAGATTAATTGCTCAAAAAAGCACAAGCAATTAG